GCCTCGTCTTGCTAACGCTTAATGATAGTGGGCTTCCGAAACCCACAGGCTGGACGGTCGACTAGTGCTTCCCTAAGGGCGAAACCCGGATGGATCTCTAGATGGCATGGTACTACACCGTGTCTAACCGATCGTCAACTTCAACAGCTGTCGTTACTGCGTGTCGACGAGATGGGAGCTGAGCATCCTGCTCAAAGTGCAAGGGCTTGCAAAGGCCCGAGCGTCCCCTAAGATCTGTTCTTTCCACAGGAGGTATGCTTTGTATGGGTTCGCGTCCCAGACACCGGGAGTATGATGTCGGAACGGTCCGAAATGGCACCTTATGGGTGTACTTAGGACCGACCACTACTTACCGAAATGGCCGCGACAAAGCAGAGGGTCAGTGTGACGACGTAGTTGGAAACTACGACGGCGATAACGCATTGATGCTGAGACGCATCTTTTGCACACAGGCCATCTTTGATGGCGAAGAATGGTATACGAAGTGGGATGGTACACGTACCCTCCTTTCCAAGTACACCAGCTGCCCTTCCTATTGGCAGCCTTCCCCCTCACCCGCGGAGTCCAAATGGGCGAATCCGACTGAGTCGGACTTGCTTGCAATGGCTCCACAAATCGTTGCTCGTACCAATCCGAGTGCGCCCCACATTGGGACCCCTACGTTCATTGGCGAGCTGCGAGACCTTCCTGGTGGCGTGACTGGGCTAGTTGGAGCATTGAAGCTCCGCAACATTCCCTCGGCTATCCGTAGCTATGGGTCCATGTTGATCCGACTGGCAGCATCGGGCTACATCTCGTGGCGCTGGGCTGTTAAACCCATGATCGCAGACATCCGCCGTATGATGTCATACCAAGACGCCGTCCTAGAACGGTTTCGAGAACTGCGTCAGATGGCGGAGGGAGAGACGATCAGTAAGGAGTGCTATCTGGGTAGAGTAACAAGTGAGACGTTAGGGACTAACGTCACGCTCGAATCACAACGAGCTACTTGCTACGTGTACCGCGACACATTCTTCAACAAGAAGGAATGGGCGGTAGTGAAGTGGCGGATGAACGAAATATCCGCTTTGACCTACGCTAAGGGACGCGAAGTGAGCAAGATCATGGATCAAGCTCGTCGCACCTGTGCGGGTTTTACCTCGCAAGAGGCACTCGCGACCCTCTGGGAACTTCTCCCATGGTCCTGGTTCTATGACTGGTTCGGAAACGTTGGGCAAGTAATTGCCGCGTCGAACAACTCAGTCGGAGCCTACCCAGTCTCCATTTGCTTTATGAGGCGGACAGAGTCGAAGTCGACTTACCGTCTTAAGAGCAAGAGTTCCTGGCTGAATATTTCTACTTGGCCAGGTGAACTGGAGATCAGGAAGGGGCGCTGGTTAGTGCCCCTGATTGGTTACACACTCCCTACAGTTGGAATGCCGATCTTGGAAGGTCGGCATTGGTCGATTCTAGCATCGTTGTTTGCCCTAAAGGCATTCCCCGCAGCAAAAGGCGGGCCTGCGTTCTATCGTTCTGAGCGCCTCCTTTCAAATGGCGCGAAGATGATTATCCGCAGTTACGGTCGCTAGACGTTACCCTAAACTGATTCTACGATCTGCATGAAGGACCGTCCAAGGTCCAATGCATTTGTCAGGCTTCGGAGCCTGGCGCCTGAGTCGGAAGGGTTTCTAAATCCTCTGGCGCTGCCGGTATTTTGCAACCGGATGCGCTTTTCACCAAATCCTGTCTGCGTGGGTTACATCGTGGCCGGACGGCATTGCGCCGGTAAGGCCTCCCACCTCAGGTATTTAGATACGAGGGAACTGACAACATGATCGGAAACACGATCACTATCACCGTGGGGGTGACCGCGAAAGTGCTCACTCTCATCAACCAGGACGCTTACGCTTCGGAGTACATGTTGAAAGACTCCGCGTCCGAATTCCGCCTGCGCATTCGACATTCCAAGACGAAAGCGACGGCGACCCGTGTTGCGATGGACCGACACAACGTCGAGCTCATCGAGACGGTCTACGCTGCCGGCGACGTGCCGGAGTTCGACCGCAAGTTCTACTGGGTCATCGAAAACAAACCCGATGATCTCACCAGCAGTGTTGCGAACGTGGATGCGATGGCCGACAAGGCTATCGCTAGCTCCAATGCGTTCCTCACCCAGCTCGTGAACTGGGAATCTTGACACGGTCTGACGGATGGACCCTTAAGCGGCAGGCTTCGGCCTGTGCGTACTGGGTGTTTCTGCTCATGGCTCTGGGACACTTCAGCCCGTGAGGGCCATATATGTCTAAAAGCCACGAGTGCGGGGGCGAGCGCGAGCTCGCCCTCGGTCAGTTGAGCAAGGTGTACCGGGCGATCTTCAGTGACGCCAAGTACGCCTATCCCGACATAGAAGAAGCGTTTTGTAAAGACGAAGCGCGGCTTCTACGCTGCATCGAAAAGGCGGGCATACGAGTTCTTCTCGTTGATCTGCCAGCCTTGGGCAAGCACCTTGACAGGTGCCTGTCTCAGGGAGCGTACAGATGTACCGGGCTATGCCTTGGAGGCAAATGCCCCGGACACGTACAATTACCTTCTTTCTTGAAGGAGCTGTACTTACGCGTGTTCGATGCTAGCGGCAGCCTAAAAGGAGACTACGATGTACAGGCTATCTTCTTTCTTCGCCAAATACTATATGGCGCTAAGAAAACTCGCCTGCAATGTAGCCAGGAAGCTATCGACGACGAAGTCGAGGCTTTCCTCGAGGTGGACATTGCTTTACCTGAGCCAGACTCGTTCTGGTCGCAGGAAGCTCCGCACGGAGCAGAGATTGTTGAGGTTTATCGCGGATTCTCCGCGAGTCCCCTCTACTCTGCGAAAGTGCAAGGATTGCCCGCTGAGAAGCGGGCAGACGCCACCCGATTCCTTCGTGCGCTAGACTTCGTGTCCGGCGCGATGACGACCACTCTTGGTCCGTATTCGTACGGGGAGTGGGAGTTTAGGCACGGTCCAGGTGCGATTTCAGTCAAACCAGCGTCAGGAAATAAATACTCCTGGCTCAACTGGTCACCCAGACTGGAGTCCGTGTTTCCCATAGCCGACTGTGGATTTCACAATTGGCTTGCATGGATTGACCACATCGTCTCGGGGGACCGAATCGGGTATACAAATCCCGGTTCACCCCTGAACTCCATGATGGAGGATGACGCTGCTACTTTCGGCGAAACTGAGCCGAGCAGCCGATTGATTGATGTGCCGAAAACCCTTTTGAAACCGCGGCTTATCGCTGCGGAACCTTGCGAGCATCAGTGGTGCCAACAGAACATGTGGCATTACTTTCGCACGCGCGTCAGGGATACCTGGGTAGGCAACTTTGTCCGTTTCACGGATCAGTCGCTGAACCAGGAGCTCTGTCGTAAGGGCTCGGAGGATGGCACGCTCTCAACTACAGACCTCTCGTCTGCTAGCGATCGTGTCACTTGTCACGCGGTGGGCCAGCTTTTCCGGGGAAACCTGGGATTGCTTCAGGCCCTTCGTGGAGCACGTACCCGTTTTGTGGACGTGGAACTGGCAGAGTGCCGGTTTACGGTCCCGCTGAAGAAGTTCAGCACGATGGGTAGCGCTTGCACCTTCCCTGTAGAGAGTTTGATGTTCTTGTGCATCACGTTAGCAGCGGTTTTGGCAACTCGCCGAACCAAGCTTTCCGTGCACGCCATTGAACAATTGAAAGGGGAGGTGGCCGTCTTCGGGGATGACATCGTGTCACCCGTTGACAGTCGGGAGCTGTTAGAGTGGGGTTTGGAGGCTCTTGACTTCCGAATCAACCGAGACAAGACTTTCTGGGAGGGATCCTTCCGAGAGTCCTGTGGCGTTGACTGCTATGCTGGCATCGACGTGACACCAGCGTATTATCAAGGCCCACTCTACGAGTCGAGACCCGAGACCATAGCGGCGGCAGTGGAGGTTAGCAATAACTTCTACAGGCGGTTCATGGTTAGAACTGCCAATGCCGTTGCATCGACCCTGCCGCGCCGCACCAAAACAAAAGGTGTGGCGCTGCTGCCAATGGTTTCAGGTTGCGTCGGTCTAAAGTCGTTTGTGGCTCCCCAACCAGGAGCTAGGTATGGCGGATCGCACCTTCGGAAGAGGGTGAATCGCCACCATCAGACGACAATGTTCGAGGCCTTCGGCATGTCTGCCGATTGTCCTAAGACACAGATCGACGACCCAACTGCGTTCCTCCAGTACTGTACTGAGAGGCCGCGCCCGGATACCAAGTGGTGTTCAGGCGTGACGCAGCGTCCTCAGCCTAAGGAAAGGCTGATTGCCCTGGGGGTGGAGGCGTGGTCCAGCTCAAGACCATAAGTATCCACCCCAACCCACGAGATGTG